TTCTGGGGTGCTACTTGGTTTCCTAAAAACTCTATGGTTTATTGTTTTGCATTATGAAACTACCTGAACTAATCCTGAAACCTGTAACATCGCCCCTAAAGATCGGCGATTCCGTAGGAGGTTTTGAGCCTAACGTATTTGATGATTGTGTTTTAATCGACCCTGATGGAACCCCAGTAGGTTTATTCATAAAAACTTTGCCTGATGATTTGCAGAACCTAGTTAATATTGCAGACCGGGAGATACAAACAAAAAGAGTTCCTAAATCTGATATGCGCCGTTCTAGTGGTTTACATGATGAGGAATCAGAGGTAAAACAGTATTCAACAATCTTGGGTTCTTGCCCCCCAAAACCACATATGAGAAGGCCATACGCAACCCGGTCATCTGTTCACGCGGTCAAAAGCGCCAATATCTTTGCAAAGGCCATGCACGTTGCCGGCATAAAATCCTTTGAACTTGTTAAAAAATTTATCCCAACCGTAGCAGATGCACACCTTATGAAAATACGCGAAAGGATACCAGAGCAATGGCGTTTTGCTGATAATTTTTCATCTACTATTTCTAATTGCAATATTTCCGCACCAGTTCATCAAGACCACGCCAACGTAAAAGGTGCTATAAATATGATAATTACTAAAAGGCGTAACAGCAAAGGGGGTAATCTTCATGTACCTGATTACAACGCTACCTTTGACCAAACTGATAATTCTCTATTGGTTTACCCGGCTTGGCGTAATCGTCATGGAGTTACCCCGATTATTCCTACCTATCAAGGCGGCTACCGTAACTCTCATGTTTGGTACGCCCTCGACTCTTTTAACAAACTAACCTAGTGGAAAAAAAGAAAGCCACCCAATCAGAAAAAGATTATCGAACTTACAGAATTGCCGCGCTACTTGCGCGTGGTGTAACACGGTCAGAAATCATAAAATATACCGCGGCTGAGTGGGGGTTGAAGTTAAGACAGACAGAACAGTATATCCAAGATGCGCGTATCGTTCTCAAGAAAGATTTTGACATTGACAGAAGGCAATTTACCGCGGACATTTTAAGTCAACTTTCAACGCTACAAAAAGAGGCCAGAAACAACAACCAATTACACGTAGCTTTGGGGTGTATTAATGCAATGGCCAAAATTGCCCAAATTACAACATGAGCATACTTTCTAAGGAGGGTTCAGTACTAGATCGCCCCGGTAGCGCCGGTATTTCTGTTGATATAGATGTTTTGCTAGAAAGGATAAGAAACGACCTACATGAACCACAAAAGGCTTTTTTTGATGATAACTCTACAGAAATCTTAGGATTATCAGCCGGTTACGGTGCGGGGAAAACTAGGGCATTATGCGCGGCGTGTGTAAAACTGGCCGCACTTAACGTAGGATTTACCGGGGCTGTTATGGAACCAACAGGGCCATTAATCCGTGATATATGGCAAACAGACTTTGAACAATTTTTGGAGCATTATGAGATACCTTACACATTTAGAGCCAGTCCATTACCCGAATACATACTGCACTTACCGGGAGGAGATACCAAGATATTGTGTAGAAGTTTTGAAAACTGGTCACGAATAATCGGATTAAATCTAGCTTTCGTGTTGGCAGATGAAATAGACACAGTAGCCCCAACGGTTTGTGATAGAGCCTTTCCCAAAATACTCGGTAGGTTGAGAGCCGGTAACGTAAGACAGTTTTGCGCCGCAAGCACCCCAGAGGGTTTTAGATGGATGTGGAATACTTTCGGCTCTGACGAAGCTAAAGAAAGGGACGACAGAAAGCTAATACGAATGAAAACACAAGATAACCCACACTTACCAGACGATTTTATTGAAAGAATGCAAAGCAACTACGACCCTAGTATGTTGCAAGCCTACCTTAATGGGGAGTTTACGAATCTCACAACCGGGCAAGTTTATGACCGTTTTGTTAGAGCCGATAATATAGTTAACTCAATTCCTGATTATTCGCGGGAGCCTTTGAGAATCGGGGTGGACTTTAATATTGGAAACATGAGCGCCGTTATCGGAGTTAAATTAAATGATGAATTGTTAATAATTGATGAGATTGTATCAGCACATGATACAGATGCACTTGCTCAAGAAATCAAACGCCGATACCCTACCAGTAAGATTTATGTTTATCCTGACGCAAGCGGAGGGAATCGTTCTACAAATGCAAGCAAAACAGATATACAGATTCTTGAAACCTATGGCTTCACTAATCTATCAGCAAAAAGCAACCCGCCGATACGCGATAGAGTCACAGCCGTACAGGGTTTGTTATGTAACGGAAAAGGGAAAGTACGTTTACAAATCAATGCCAGTTGCAAACGTATGATTGAATGTTTAGAGTTGCAATCATATACTGAAAAAGGCGAGCCAGACAAGGAGGCCGGGTACGATCACATGAATGACGCGCTAGGTTATCTAATCTGGCGGGAGTTCAACCCACTTCATGCACGTTCTGGTCGTGGAACTGGTGTTCGATTGTATTAATGAACTACTATGTAATTAAAACTAGGGAGACTTATTGTGTATAGCGGTTACGGCAGACAATACAGCAGGGGAAACACCGGGGTAACAACTGATGTTAACGACCCTAGTTCAACTTGGTTTAATCAAGAACCGCATTGGCTACTTATAGAGGATTTAGCCGGGGGGACATATTCGATACGCATGAAGCACAGGCGTTACTTGCCCCAAGAACCAAGAGAGCAAGACGATTCATATGAAAACAGATTAGCTAGAAGCACTTGCCCGCCCTACTTTCAAAGGCTTGAACGTATGCTTGCGGGTATGCTCACAAGAAAACCTGTAAGGCTACAAGATGTAAGCGATACAATCAGAGAACAGCTTTTTGACGTTGACCTACAAGGTAATGACTTAAATATCTGGACTTATGAAACAGCTAGAAAAATGATACGTTACGGTCACGTTGGAGTACTTGTTGACACCCCGGCTGAAGGTAATGGCCGTCCATATTGGGTAGCCTACACACCAAGGGAAATCCTAGGCTATCGAACAGAAATAAAAGACGGTAAAACAACTTTTACTCAACTTAGGCTGATTGAAAAGGTTTATGAGCCTGATGGCGATTATGGAGAAAAATTAATTGAACAAGTGAGAGTGTTATATCCGGGGCGCTACGAAATACACAGAAAAAACGATGATGGTAAGTATACAGTTTTTGATGAAGGTAATACCAGTACAACAGAAATACCATTTGCAGTTGCTTATTCAAACCGCGTAAGTCTCATGGAGTCTAGGCCACCACTAGAAGATATTGCAGAGCTAAACATCAAGGCTTACCAAGTACAAAGTGACCTCGACAATCAGCTACACATATCCGCTGTACCATTATTAGGTTTCTTTGGGTTTCCACAGAGTTCTGAAGAGGTAAGCGCGGGACCGGGAGAGGCGATTGCATTTCCCGCAGATGGTAGAGCCGAATACATTGAACCAACTGGTAGGTCGTTTGATTCCCAGTTTCAAAGGCTAGATCAACTTGCACAACAGATTAATGAACTTGGTTTGGCGGCTGTATTAGGGCAGAAGTTAAGCGCAGAAACAGCAGAGGCCAAAAGGATAGACCGAAGTCAAGGTGATTCAACCATGATGGTAGTAGCGCAACAGATGCAAGATTTGATCGACAACTGTTTGACTTATCACGCCCAATACTTGAATACTTCAGAGATCGGTAGCAGTTTTGTTAATCGTGATTTCCTAAGCACCAGACTAGAACCACAAGAAATACAATCATTGTTACAGCTTTATACAGCCGGAACAATTACACAGAAAACATTATTGGATCAACTTACACAAGGGGAGGTACTAGGAGACGAGTTTGACGTTGAAGAGGAGATAGAGGCTACACAAACTGGTGGGTTAACAGAAATGCAACCACCTGAGCCAGAGGACGAAGAGGAGCCAGAGGACGAAGAGGACGAACCAGAGGCGGCTTAACGTATGGCTTTGCCCGATGCCATTTATAGAAATGCTATTGACCTTAATAGATTTGGAAATAAAGTTTCAACTGATGTTTCAAAAAGGTTTGTAGATATTTGTGTTCAATCGGTTAGACAACTGGCCGAGCTAGACCGCAAAGGCTTGGGCGATAGTTACCGGGCGGCACGATTACGTTCTATAGTGGCGCAGTTAGAAAAAAGTCTTAGTAATTGGAAAAAATTTGCCAATACAAACGTAATAAGGGAGTTGCAAGGATTAGCCGGGGTACAGGCAGGGTTTATTGAAAAACAGCTAACGCAAGTCATACCAAGAGGTCTGAGGCAAAACATACAAGTTAATGGTATTGAAATATCGCCAAAGTTTGCAGAGTCAGTTGTAAGCGTAGACCCCACAAAAATTAGATCGAGGGCAGTAGGAAAACAGTTGGCGGCATTTTTAGGAGAGTCGGAGTTATCAGATAATCTCGGTGCGATAATGACATTACCTAACGGAAATATAGTACAGCAAGCCTTTGATAAGATTGCCGATGATTCTGTTCAACTATTTAGGCGAACAGTTCAAGATGGATTATTGACCGGGGAAACAACGCCCCAGATTACACGCCGATTGCTTGGTAATAGCAGAGAAGGGGATAACGCCAATATTTTGCAGATGGCACAGAAAGGCGGGATAATGACGACCCCACCCATCAACCAAGTAAGAACCCTTGTCAGAACTAGCATTAACCAAGTTTCTAATAATGCGGCACTTTCTGTTTACCGGGCTAACAGCGATATAACCAAAAAATACAGGTACACGGCAACACTTGATAGCAGAACAACGGCTGTTTGTGGCGCTTTAGATGGAAGGGTATTTGAATATGAGCAGGGGCCAATGCCACCTCAGCACTTTAACTGTAGATCAACAATTATTCCTGAGATCGACTATGACAACTTACCTTTCGACCCACCACCCACAGGTAGAAAGCGTGCTTCAGCAGACGGCCCGGTATCTGCAAATATGGATTATTCAAAGTGGTTATTTCTACAGCCACAGGCAGTTAAGGCAAGAATACTTGGAGGTAAACTAAACCCGGTCACAAACAAATATGAAGGTGCTTTCAGATATTTTGACAGATTGGTAGGCAAAGAAAAAAGCACCAGAAAGGCGCTATCTAAATTTGTCAGGGCAGATGGAAGTAGAGTTTCTCTAGTGGAGTTAAAAAACAGATACGGCAAACCTGAGAATATCCCGATAGGGCCACAGCCACGCCCAGTAACGGCCAAGCCTGTCAAAAGAAAACCGGCACTTGGAACTTATGCACCCACAAAACAGCCAAAGATTGCAGTTTCAAGGGGCAAGGATATTGTAGGAGGCAGACTACAAAAGCTAGACGGTTTCAGAAAAGACTACAAAAAGCTACTTCGGGAACATTCAGATTTAAGGATAGAAAGAAAGCGTTTGGTAGATAAGATCAATAATTCATTTGACATGAAAGAACGTATTGACGCTAGGGTTGAATACGACAAAGTTGTTGCTCGACTAACTGACCAAAGGGCAAAGATTAGAGCCGTAGAAAGACAGGGTACGTTACAAATGTTTGATATTAGAAAAGAAGCCATAGCAAACTCAGCGGTTACAAGAAAAGAACTTAAGAACGCACTAGACCAGATTGATTTTACCGGGGACGTGAAAGCAACAAGGGAAAGAATAAAGGGCGAAATGGAAGAGTTTGGCTTGATGTTTAACGGTGCGGGTATAACAAAGAAAGGTAGGTTTATAAAAGGTCGTTCAAATCAAATCAAAACAGTACAGGTTAGAAAAGGTAGGGCGCATAATGAACCTGAGTTTCGAGGAACTGAGTTCAGTAAGATCAAAGTTCCTGCAACTAGCGAAGGATATTTTGGAGAGAATGACGCTAAAGCAACTCTATTTCACGAAATCGGCCATAGTTTAGAGGGCTTTGAAGAGAAAAACTTAGATTTGGCAGTAGCTTTTAGAACAAAAAGGATAAAAAGTGACTTTCCTGTAAGTCCGAAAAAACTGAAAGGTACAATAATGGACGGCTACGCATCTAGGGAGGCAGTTTTAAGAGATACTTTCATTGCGCCTTATGTTGGACGACCATACAAGCAAAGAACATCAGCAACCAGAACACCGGCAAACCAGATGCCAAAAGGTTTAAAACCGGGGCAAGAATATGACTCTGCTACAGAAGTTATTAGTATGG